AAAGAACGCAGAGAGATGATGGAGCGTTATCAAAATCTGGCTCTTCGTGTGCGCCAGACCCAATTAGAGATGGAAACGCCAGAGCAATACATGGAACGAGGGATTCGATTCCCCGAACCACAAACGAGTGTAGCAGATGTCGAAGGCACATTCTAATTTGGTGGGTAATTGAGGGTATGAACGCTAAAAACAGGCGTAATAAAGGCAATAGAGTAGAGCGAGAGATCGTTGCTAAGTTGAATGATGCTGGTATCCCAGCCGAAAGAGTGCCTTTGTCGGGTGCTGCTGGCGGTAGTTTTACTGGGGATATTGTAATAAGTGACAGTCTACGTGTCGAAGTGAAAGCAAGGAAAGATGGTGCTGGTTTTAAGACCCTTGAGGAATGGAAGGGCATTAACGATCTTTTGGTCTTAAAGCGTAATCATTGTGACCCTATGGTAGTCGTAGATTGGAAGCTATTTGTCGATATGCTCCAATTTTGGCTACTAAAAGAAGAGGACTATAATGAATAACTCTATGGGAATTGAGATTGCAAAGCTGCTTGAGCAGAATGCTGAGATGTCGAGAGTCTTACTTGATCTGACTGAGAAGTATTCTAATATGATGCAAGATAATTATACTGACCAAGAGTCAAACGAAGGGTTTCCTCCTACCATACTGAAGGTCATTAGCAATGAATAAAGAAACAACGAGAGCAATAGGGGCGGGTGGTGGTGACTATTCTATGGAGCAACCCGTAGAACTTCGCATGGCCGACGGATCGTATCAAACGATTGATCCTAATCAACCCGTTGTCGATGTTTCTGCTACTGTTCCCAAAGAAAAGTCTGTACCGGAAGAGATTGTATATAAAGTAGAGTCTGACCCAATAGATAAGCCGAAAGCAGTAAAGTTCTCTCTTACGCCGCAGTGGACAATGGACTTCGTGCGTGGTCGAGTATATAATGTTCGGGGAATATATGCTTCGACTACAATAGCAGAGGGTGGTGGCTGGCAGCTAAGTTATGGTGATGGGCATACCTATATTGTTTCGATAGTCGATTGGAATAGCTGCATCGACATCGTAGCGGATAAGCTCCACGACATGAAAACAGAGTCATCTCAGTTAATGTTTTCAGAGCACGACCTTGAAGACGATCCAGTACTAGGCCCATTGATTGCACTTGTGACTTGACGTAACAAGTATTTTATTATAAGATATACGTAACGATATTATTAGTTAGAATGTAACGACATCTAAGCGACCCAGTTAGAGCTTTACAGCTATGCTTACTCCAGAACGTCCACGGATAAGTAAACTCTGTGGTCGCGCCCCATATAAAAATTCATTTAGCCTAATCCGAACAAAGGGATAGCTATGCCTATTCATCAACAAATGACCAGAGGTCATGGTGGCAAAAGTAATAAGAGAAGCAAAACTCAGAAGCGGACAGATAAAAGGAATGATCGCATAGCAGATGCTTATGGCAAGGAAATGGATAAGCATCAAATTCATATTAGCTGGGCAGATGATAAAGGGAATAGGTATAGCGGGGCTGAACCAAAGAGCAAAGAATCTGCAAAGGCACTTCGAGCCTTGCGCAAGAAGGGGCACCATAAGCTTGCTATAGAAAAGGGGATTCTCAAGGGACCAAGAAAGAAGAAAAGGAAATAATTATGCCCGCTGTATTAGATCCTAAGACCAAAAAGGTCAAGCAATTTGGTTACGACCAAAAAGGTAAGCGTCAAGCAGAAAGCTATGCTAAGAAAATTGGCGGCTTAATAAAAAAGAAAAAGTAAGGACGTGATTCTATAATGCCTATTGATAAATTTCCTTATAAGTACACCGGTAGAGGTGCTGGTTCATCGGGGAAAACTCGTAAGCCTAAGTCAAAACCGAGCTTGTTGCGAAAAGAAAATAAGCTATTTGCCCTTATGTCCCAGAATAAAGCGGAGAAAATAGCTCAAAGTGGTAGTGTGACTGAACACAAAGAAGCTGTTGCAAAATTAAAAGAAGATATCAAGAAAATAAAAGCCAAAAAGAAAAAGTAGATAGGATATATAACATGAACTACCGTGGCGAATCTTTTTCTGGATATAACAAACCCAAACGAACTCCTTCCCATTCTAAGAAAAGCCACGCTGTATTAGCTAAGTCAGGAGACAAAGTTAAGCTAATACGGTTTGGGCAGAAGGGTGTTAGTGGAGCAGGGGCCAATCCTACTTCCAGCAAAGAAAAAGCAAGGCGGCGTTCTTTCAAAGCACGACACGCAAAAAACATTGCAAAAGGCAAAATGAGCGCAGCGTATTGGGCTAATAAAGTGAAGTGGTAAAAGTAAATGAGAAACAGTAAAGGCATTTCATTTTCACCCGTTGCTTCTTTGGAGAAAGCTCCTAAGACAGAGGACGATTATCTAAACTTCGGGGAAGATGTGTGGAGTTACCTCAGTCGTTCTCGCGGCGGCATTGAGCGTAACATTAAAGAAGCGTTGCATATGTTGGGCGGGAATCAATGGATTAAGTATTCTCCCAACAGTTCTCGCTTCGATCACCACACCCTTGATGATTGGGTGCCTACCCCTGTTACTAATTACTTAGTTCGTAACTTCGATCGCATCGTCGACATCTTTATTACGGGCAATATTATGCCTAATGTCGATCCCGCAACGCGCAATCAAGACGATGTAGAGGCTGCAAGGACTGCACAGCATGTGCTGCAATCCGAATTCCATCGTCTGTCTACTGACTTAAACCTTCATATACCTGCGGCGGGATGGCTGGTGCTTTCGGGCAATGCCATTCTGTATACCGGATGGGATGCCAAGGCTGGCGATAAGATGCGCCAGCCCAAGATGGGACTTGATAAGAAAGAGGTGACGCAAGAGGTAATGAATTGCGTCACTTGCGGATACCAAGAGCCAGCGGATCGGGCACCGGAGCGATGTCCCAACTGCTTTGACCGGCCTTTCTTGGAACCAAGCCAAGAGCCTGTATACGATATGTATGGTCAGCAGTCCTATGACACTACCCAGGTTCAAGAGCGCGATAAAGACGGTTATCCAGTATACGATGAATACACTGTAGGTAACCTGACCGAATCCGTTATCAACCCACTTAACTGGTATCCTCAACCCGCTCGGTCATTTAAAGATGTTCGCTATGTCATGGAGACTGATCCGATGGACGTGGATCAGATCAAGGATATGTTTGGCAAGAAGGCGAAAGATCTGGTGGCCGAGTCCTTAGACTATGAAAACTGGACAGGGGTCTTTGATCATCAGAATGATGCCAGTGGAGAAGATGATACAAAGGATAAAGTCTTACTAAAGTTCTTTCGGCATGTGCCAGATCGCCGCTTTAAAGATGGATGCCTACTCATTTATGCCAATGGCAGGGTTCTCTATAAGGGTGACTTAGATAGTTGTGACGGTAAGCTGCCCTATACTCACATAAAGTATAGAGATATGCCGGGGCTCTTTTGGGGTGGATCGCCTTTTAGTGATATGGTGCCGCTGCAAAAAAGAATAAATGCTGTTGATTCGCACATTGTCCAGAACCGCAAACAAATGGTCAGCAACCAGTGGCTCGTTCCCGAAGGGGCTGGCGTTAGTCATGTCGATGGTCGGGCTGGTCTTATCATCCGCTATAATCCTCATACCACAGGTGGCTTTAAGCCAGAGCGATTGCAGGGCGTTCCGGTTTCTGCACAGGTATTACAAGAGCGCGAGTCTACCTTGCGCGATATGGACGAGGTGTCTGGTGCGCGGGAAATCTTACAAGGTGGAATACCGCCGGGAGGATCGGGGCTTGAAACGGGTGCTGCTGTCGAGCTTGTCCAAGAGCAAGCCTTTAAAAGATTCGGACCAGCTATAAAAGCATGGAGGGCTGGTCTTTCTGAGCATGAGCACCGCAAGCTTATGGTGGTCCATAAGTATTGGAAAGAAGCTCGGTTAGTTAAGAATATCGGTGATAATAAAGAAACTGAGAGTTTTCATTTTAGTGGAGCGGATGTCTACCGTGCGGATGATATGACCGTGCGGGTAGGCATAGGCGCGGATTACTCTGACGTAGCATACCAGCAGAAGATTATGAAGGCCGCACAACTTGGTGTCTTGGGTGATATTCGCCAGCCTCAAGTGCGTGGGCGAGTGCTGGAGGCATTAGGCATCGACGGTTTCGAGGGTGAATATGTCCTTGACGCTAAAAAGGCAAGGCGTGTCTTAACTGCCATTCGTGACGGTGCCGCCATCGAAGACCTTCCTGAGATCCTACCTATCGACAATCACCAGATACAATACGGTGTCCTTCGTGAGTTCATGCTTACCTCAGAATTTGAGAAGATGGACGAGGCACCAAAGCAAGCATTACTACAACGGGCGCAGCAGCATCAGCAAGTAATACAGCAAGAGCAGCAAAAAGCGATGCAAGCTGCACAGGCAGCTAAAGGTGCGCCCGATCAAGCTGCTGAAGGTATTGCTCAAAGTGGAGCAATGGGACCACAGCAATCACAACAAAACGCACAACAATAGGAGATAGATGATGAGCGAAGTAACGGGCGGTGCTGCTGTAGATACACAACAGCCCGAAGCCGACTTGTCTTTGCCAGAGGAAATCACTGCTGATACGTTCGCGCAACTCGCAGAGCTTGCAGAAAATAACGGCATACGTCCAATTCCCGGCACAAAGGCACCAGCTACTACTGTCGAAGAAACACCGGAATCGCCAGAGGAAGAGCCATCGAACGATGGGCTACTCAACGAAGCTCCAAACGTAGATCCTCAACAGCAACAACAACAGCTTCAAGCGTTGATCGCTCAAACGGTTGCAGCAACAATGGCTGGACAGCAACAACAGCAACCACAACAAGCACCAAACGAACCAGATCTATTTGAGCAGATGGCTCAAGAGAATCAAGGTATGGATCGGGACAGTGTGAAGTGGTTTGTGAATAATGTCCAGAAAGT